TTAATCTAAGAAAAACATACTAAAAGATTATGTGCGATTGTTTACAACTTACTATAAATGCAACAACCGGAACGAATGTTTATGTTGAAACAATTACCGGAACATTTAATTCCGCACCATATTGGTATTTCACACACGATGGTCAAGACATATTCATTTGGTCGAATGATGCAATCGGTTCAACTTGGTTATATTCGGACACATTAGGCGGTGGTGTAATTTATGGGCGATATTTTCCGACACCGGCAACACTTTGTCCAAGTTCACCATTATCCCCCGTTCCAACTGATCCAACGCAAGGATGGGAAAATCTCGGAACATTCCCGAATTTAAAAACATTTACAACTTTAGGAATAACGTGTCCGGAAGATAATTGCGGAAATCAAGACCGAACATTCAAACGATATGAATCAATACGATTGCCGGAAGTGTTTCAGGAACAAGACAGAGGATTGAAAGATTGTTGTTGCAAATACAATGTTTTAGGTGATGCAAGTGGTGATTCATTCAAAAACGATGTCACAAGTGCATGGATAAAATTAAGTGATCCGAGTGACACCGGAACATTCCTATTGAAAAAGAATGGTGTTGCAACAACATACACACCGACATCAAATCAGTTTATTAATGAACAAAATGCAAGATACACAACTATTGATTGGGGTGCGGTTTTGACATCGGATGGTGTTGGATGTTACACAATAGAAATTGAATATAATATTTCCGGCGTAATCGGAACGATTGTTTGGGGAACGTATATATTAGAACCATATACAATTCAAAATGCTTTACACACCGCGAGGGTAAAAGCAATATTTAATGGATATCAAGAAATTGAACAAATCAATTTTTCCGGTTCGGAAGTTGAATCGACATTCAGGTTTTGCGGTTATATAGGAAACCGGCAACCGAACACCGAAATTGATAATATTATTTATCAAAACCGCGAAATGAAACGTGTCATTCGCGAGAATTTAAATAGTTATGAAATATTTACCGATCCGGTTGATGAATGCATTACAAGACCGTTGATTGATTTATTTCTTTTAAGTGAAAACCAATTGTTCATTTCGGATTATAATGCACACAATCATTCGTATAGATATCAGGATGTTGCGGTGATTGTTGATGAAAGTCCATCGGTTGAATATTACGATTTTTCACGAAAGGCAAAATTGACTTGTAAGGTTTCCGATAAATTTAAAAATAAACGTACATACTATAAATAAAAGACAATGAAAGGGATGGAAAATTTTGGTGATATTATCGCAATGGGGATTGGAATGTTGGGTGCGTTCCTGAAAGGATTAAAAAAACATTTAAAATTGCCGACAATAATTTTGGCGTGTGTCATTGCCGGTGTTCTCACATATTCGGTGACCGGTGTGATTGAAGTGTTTTATCATGAGGCAACACCAAAAATTGTCATTCTTATTTCATTTGTTGTTGGTTGGATTTCGAACGAATTGATTTCGACATTGGACAATGCAATCGGTGATTTGTACGAAATAGGAATTCAATATTTGAAAAATAAATTTAATAAAGGGGGTAAAAAATGAAATATGTTTTGTCGATATTCTTGTTGATTAGCACAATGTCATTTGCGGAAACGTGTGACACAACAATCGAATGTTCCGGTAATGTCAAGACCACAACAATCGTTTATGAAAACGATACGTTGTTCCACATGGATCAAAAAGATTCTTTGGTTCATGAGGTCATAATTGAAAAAATAATTGAGGTATCAAAAGACGTTTATCAATCTTATAAGCAAAAAGATTATGGTCGAATTGCGTGTGGTTTGTTGATTCTTTGTTTTGTTGGATATTCATTTTATAAAAGAAAAAAATGTCAGAAAAAAAAGGATTAGATTTATCAAAAATTAATTTTGTTGGAATGGATGACAACGAATATGTTCGTGTTGAAACCGATAAAAAACAAATTTATTTACATCACACCGCCGGAAATTCATCCGGTGTTAATTGCGTAAGATATTGGAACAATGACAAACGCGGTCGCGTGGCAACGTGTGTTGTGATATCCGGCAAGGATGCAAAGATGTCCAAAGATGGTGAAATTTGTCAAGCGTTTTCAAGTAAATATTGGGCGTATCATTTAGGGGTGCGAAGTGAAATTTTTAAAGCACATGATGTTGATTATCGATTGTTGGATAAAAATTCAATCGGTGTTGAAATATGCAATTGGGGATATTTAACGGAAAATGATGGAAAATTTTACAATTATGTGAATGGTCTTGTTCCTGAAAGTGAGGTAACAATTTTAGAAACACCATATAAAAACAAACGATATTGGCATCGATACACCGATGAACAAATTGAATCGGTTCGTCAATTACTTGTATTTTGGCACAAGCGTTATGGCATATCAATCACATACAATGAATGCGATATGTGGCAAGTTTCAAAAAGGGCGTTACGCGGTGAAAATGGTTTGTTTTCACACAATTCGGTGCGACCTGATAAACTTGATATTTATCCATGTCCGCGAATGATTGAAATGCTCAAAGAATTATGAAAATAGAACAACACGAAAAAAATGTTCATGTATTAAGATTATCAGGAAACAAATGTCAAATTGCAATGTTGTCCGATTTACATTGGGACAATCCGAAATGCGATTGGAAATTGTTAAAAAAACACATGGATTATTGTTTGGATCATTCAATTCCAATTCATATCAACGGCGATTTTTACTGTGCAATGATGGGGAAATATGACCGTAGGGCATCAAAATCAGGAATAAGACCAATGCACAATGTCGATAATTATTTGGATTCATTAATCGACACAAGTGTTGAATGGTTCAAACCATACGCACATTTGATTGCGTTGGTATCGTATGGCAATCACGAAACGGCAATCACGAAAGCACATGAAACGGATTTATTGGAAAGATTCGCATCAAAAATGAATTTAAGTGAGGGAACAAACATTCAGGTTGGCGGATATGGTGGTTGGTTTATTGTTGAATTAAATGACAATAGTGCGAAAACAACATTCCGGATCAAATATCATCATGGTTTATCAAAAGGTGCATCGGTAGTGACCAAAGGTGCGATTGATTTATCAAGGGCAATGGCAATCACCGAAAATATGGATGTCTTTACTCAGGGTCATATTCATCAATCAATGTCGCGGAATGATGTACGCGAAACGATTGTGTGTCATGGGTCGTCATATCGCGTTAAACCGCAACAAATTCATCACATGATTACCGGAACATATAAAGAGGAATACTTTGGTGTTGGCGGTATGGGTTGGCATTATTCTCGCGGTGCGGAAGCACGTGCATTGGGTGGTCGTTTGTTGACATTATCATTCAAAAGGGTAAAAAAAGACAATGTTCGAAACATTGTGAAACACGTTGATTCGTGCCGTTTTCCGATGTAATCCGAAAAAAGATAAAATTTTTTTTAATTTTTTTTTAGTTCCTGAATCCTAATGTTTACAAGGGTTTAAGGAAATCATCACCATTTATTTTAATTTTCAACGAAAATATAATTTGGTGGAATCAAATGTTTTTGTATCTTTGAATATGTCAAACAACAAAAACATACACACAATGGAAAGCACTATCATATCAATAGAAAAATTTGAAACTCAAACAAACCCTTTTTTTACAGACACTCATTCCGTAGCGGTTATAAACTACATTGATGAAGATGGTAAAAACAAAATTGATAATTTAGATTTACGAAACGAATTAGATTTGGGATTGTATAACTCACAAAGAATGTTATTTAAAATTCAACAAAATAAAAATAAATAATCCGGCGGTGTAAAAACCGCCTTTTTAAACTTTTAAAAAATGGAAACAAAAGAAATACAAAAAGCAATCGACACAATGGATCAAATTTCATTTGTGATAAAATCGGCGGAAAACAAAATGCGATATCTTGAGGAGTCGCGGAAAAATTTAATTGGTTACTTTCCTGAATTGGTAAAAACCTATGCGGATAAAATCATTATTATGCAAATGTCAATCGAAAGATTAAATCAACGATTGGAACGTCAAGCGAAAAACATTAAAAATTTAGCAAATAAATAGATATGAAAGTAATAGTACCTATAACTGAAACAGTGGCATTAGCGTGTATAATGCAAGAGTTTCATTTCAATAATGGAGTTATAAAAAAAATGAATATAAATATATTTCGCCAAATGATATCGCGTTATATGTTTGCTTATGGGCAATCTAGTATTGACGACCACCAACACGATTATGAAGAATACTACCATAAAGCATTAGAAATAGTAAATAAATATTATAAATAAATAGATATGAAAAGAAAAGAATATCAGAACGCGATTAGAACACTATTATTTGGCTTTACACTTGTTTTCATGGCTTGTTGGCTATATTACAAGGCAATGTGGTTGTTATGCTCTTAAAACGCATTAAAATAGATATTAAAATAATTGCATCAATTAAGGAATTGATGAATTGTTTGACAACAAAAAAAAGTTAAAAATCTTTTTTGGCTCGGAATCCCTTATTCCATAGGGGTTTCGGGTTTTTTTTTACAATCAAAATGCAATCAAATAAGAAATTAACCGAAAAAAAGTTTGGTGGATTAAAATATTTAGTTACCTTTATAAATGTCAATCAGTTATTAATATTTAAAAAATAGAAAAAATGAAAAACACAAAAAACAACCTAGTAAGATTAGAAAGAGTAATAAAAATGACTACATCTATAAGAGCAAAAGTGCCTTCAGAAATGAACTACGAAGAGCTTAAAAAATATGCTCAATATAATAGAGTTATGTATAATCTTTCTGCTTTAATTAAATAAAAAACAATCCGGCGGTGTAAAAACCGCCTTTTTAAATCAAATAAAAATGGAAAATTTAAAAAACATAACATCCGAACAATTGATTGAAGTAACAACACAACTACATCAATTGATCCAATTAAAAGACCATATTTCAAAGGGCAATTTAAAAGTTGACACCAAACAAATGGTTAAAAACTTTCACAAATCGAAACCGAAAAAATTTATGGAATATGCAAAGCGATTAATTGAAACGCATGGTTATGATGCAAAAAAAATTGATATAAAACAAATAAAAAATAATGCAGTCCAACAAAAAAAGTTGATAAGAGAACAATTCAAAATATTTTGTATTTGTAATAGAAACGATATTGATTTTCAAAAAATAATTACAACGGAAAATAAAAATGTACTTTTTCAGGTTCGTGATTATATATGGAATTGTGAACGCAACAATGAATTAAGGGATTTGAAATGGGAAGTTTCAAAATACAATAACCAAAAATTAAAATTTCCGGCGTGTGTTAAAAGGGTTATTAAAAATCGAATTGAAATAATTAATCACCAAATAACGCGACATGAAATGTATTCAAATCTTGAAACAATTAAACCAATGGTTTTTGGTTCGAAAGGATCACAAAATTTTAAAATTGTCTATGACACAAAAAATCAAGATTTTTTAAAAAGTAATTTATTACAATACGCATAAAAATGGAAAATAACAACTATAAAATCACCTGTGACAAATCCGAAATCACCGCAACAAAAAATCTTGAAAACGATTCAATTGAAATTACATTAATGCCATTGATCCGGTCATGGAACAATGAAACCGAAATGGTTGATGTTGAAATTGAAATTGTTTCGGCAATGTATTACACTTATAATTCGCAACATCCGATTGTCCTGAATGAAAAAATGGAAATGGATTTGGATGAACAAGTGTCGGAATATGTCAACAAAAATATCGATTCATTTGATTATGACTTTTATTCAGATGAAAATTATCAACCATCCGATTTTGCATCGGAAATAAACCACAAAGGAAATGAATGAATTAATGCAGTTACAAGAAAAAGCCAACGATCTTTTAAAATTGGCACAAGAACGTGAAAAAAAAATTGACCTTTATTTGAAACAACACGCATTGGGGGATGATTATGAAAAGGAAAAAAAATTGTTCATTGAGGGAATGAAACAATACAAAAATGTAATTAATGAAATTCAAATTTTGGTTTATGAAAAATATGTTTAATTTGTACCGGATCATGAAATTTTGGAAAACCAAATCCGGTCATTACGACAAGGGCGGTTCATTCAATTTAATTCTCTATTTACAATATTTAAAAACAAGACAATAATGGAAAGTTTAATGGAAAAAATCGAACACAAGGTCGTAAAGGATGATTTGTTGCGACAATGCCGAAAACGTGAAAAGGTCTTTAAAAGGATGTTTATTTACAACCTAATGTCGAACCATGACATTCAGGTCACACACATTGGTCGATTATTTAAACGGAATCATGCGTCAATCATTAATGGGTTAAAAACATACGAAAATTTAAAATCAACAAAGGATGAACAATTGATTGCAATTTTATCCGATTACATGAAATTTTTTGAACAATACGACATTAAAAAAATTCAATACTCTATTCGTAAAGATTTAATAAACGCGACAACATTTCGTGATATTGGCATCATGCGTAAAAGATTGGAAAGTGATTTGTATAACGATTTAAAAAAATAAGCATGGCGGAAAATAAAAAATCTTTTATTCTTTATTGCGACATTATTCACACAATCGAAAAACTTGATGATGTTGATGCCGGAAAGCTATTTAAACACGTTTTAAGATACGTTAATGACATGAATCCTGAAACGGATCATTTGATTACGCAAATCGCATTTGAACCAATTAAACAACAATTGAAACGTGATTTGGTGAAATATGAAAAGTTCGTTGAAAAACAAGTGTTAAATGGAAAATTGGGTGGCAGACCAAAAAACCCAAGCGTTTCTAAAAAAACCCAAAAAACCCAAGCCTTTTTAGAAAAACCCAAAAAAGCCGATAATGATAATGATAATGAAAATGATATACTAAAAAGAAAAAATATATTAAAAAAGAAATTGGATGAGTACGTTCAGGAATACGGAAAGCAATTAATATATGACTTTTTTCTTTATTGGTCGGAACATGGTGACAATGACCGAAAGATGCGATTTGAAAAGGAACGAACCTTTGGAATTAAAGCAAGGTTAAACACTTGGAAAAATCGCGCCAATGGAAAATATGACAATCCGAATCAAAAATTTAAATCCGCGTGGTCATGAAAGATTTTAAAATTACAAAGTCCGGTGATGTCATTGATAAACTTTTTATTTATCGGGACAAATATCACGAACGCGGAAAATATCTTGGATTTCGAAATCTACATGACCATTATTCAATGATGTTGGGGAATTGCACCGATTGGAGTGGATTTCCTATGAGTGGAAAGACACAATTCTTGATGGAATGTTTATTGAACACATCAAAATTCTATGGTTGGAAACATTTGGTGTACTTTCCTGATGTTGGAAATCAAGTTGAAATAATTGCGGATTTGATTCATAAGGTCACCGGAAAAACATTTGATCCGGAAAAGATTAACGCAATACAAGACCATGAAATTGTAAAATCGATTGATTGGATAACCGAACATTTTAAAGTGCTAACAAAGTGTAATGTAAAAGCAAAATTGTCACCATATCAATTTTGGGATTATGCGGTTGAATTAAAAAAATCGGAGGGTTTAGAAACGGCATCAATTGATTCGTGGAAAGATATGTACCACGACACATCAAGGTTTGCAAGGGATGATAAATATTTGGAGGATGTTTTGTCATATCGGAATCACATCGCGGAAAATAATGATTTGCATTTGCACACAATTATTCATCCAAAATTGACCGAAAAAGAAAATGGAATTCGCAAAAGTCCAAATCCCTATGACCTAAAAGGGGGAAGCGAATGGATCAACAATGGAAAAAACATGATTACGATACATCGCGAGGATATCACGAACAATCATGTTGATGTATATTTTCATAAAATCAAACCACGTTCAAACGGAAATGTTGGTCGGATTCAAATGTTTTTTGACATCAATAAATTTGTATATTATGACGAAATTGGAATCAATCGCGAAAAGGTATTTGCAAAAAAACAATAAAAAATGGAAGTGAATGTATTATTGGCACAAATAGATTTGAAAGCCAACATATTAAAAATCCAAAGTTCATTGGAAGAAATCAAATTAAAACAACCGCATCGAACCGATGTAATTAATTCAATGCAACAATCTGAACGTGATTTGATTTGTGTCCTGAATACAATGCAAAAAATGGAAAGTGAATTACAAATACAACACAACCGAATTATGTCATTGGAAAGATTAAATTTAGAATTAAAAACCGAAATAAAAACACTAAAATTTTGAAAAAAAAATTGTTTGTAAGTTTTTCGGGTGGCGAAACATCGGGATATATGTGTTATTATTTAAAAAATCAAAGACAAAATGATTTTGAAATGATTTTTGTTTTTGCAAATACCGGTGAAGAAAATGAAGAAACATTGAAGTTTGTGGATCAATGCGATAAAGAATTTGATTTGAATGTCGTTTGGATTGAAGCGGTTTTTAATCAAACATTTGGTATTGGTACGAAATATAAAATTGTGAATTTTAAAACGGCATCAAGAAATGGTGAACCATTTGAAGATGGAATAAAAAAATTGGGAATACCAAACAAAGTGAATAATTGGTGTACGAGAGATTTGAAACAAATCCCATTGCATAAATTTGTCAAAAATCATTTAGGTTGGAAAGATTATTACACCGCAATTGGAATTCGTGTTGATGAAATTGACCGAATTAGTGTAAATAGAATAGAAAACAAACTTTATTATCCTTTAATTTCGGATCAACCAATGAACAAACAAAAAATCAATTTTTGGTGGTCAAAACAAAAGTTTAGGTTGAATCTAAAAGGTTATGAAGGAAATTGCAAAGCGTGTTGGAAAAAGTCATTTAATAAATTAAGGACAATTGCAGTTGAAAAACCTGAATATTTTGATTTTACAAAAAAAATGGAACAAAAATTTGAAAATTATATTCCTGAAAGCAAATCAAAATCAATGCAAAAACCGGTTCGATTTTTTAGAGAAAATAAATCTGTAAAAGAAATATTTGATTCAAGCAAAAAACCTTTTAAGAAAAGTAAAAATGATTCAGATATTTATAATTATCAAACGTCTTTATTTAATTATAATTTAGATTCAAGTAACGGATGTGATGAAAGTTGTGAAATATTTTAATTATGCGTTGTAAAAACTGCAAAGAAATATTCGAACCAAAGCATTTTAATCAAAAGTATTGTTTCAATACTGAATGCGTTTCGGTATGGGTTGAAAAATCAAAAAAAGACAATTGGAAAAAGCTAAAAAAAAAGATGAATGCGGAATTGGAAACAACACAAGATTTAATGAAAAAATGTCAATCGGTTTTTAATCGTTGGGTTCGATTAAGAGATGCCGGTCAACCATGCATTTCGTGTGGTGGTGAATTGGGTGAAAAATACGATGCATCACATTATTTTAGTTCAGGAGGTCACAAATCGGTCACTTTTGATCCGGACAATGTTCATGCAAGTTGTGTGCATTGCAATCGATTTTTGCATGGAAATTTGTTAAATTATCAAATCGGTATTGAAAAGAAAATTGGCGGTGAAAGATTGTTTGAATTACATAAAAAAGCACATGAAACACGAAAATATTCAAAAGATGAATTGCGTGATTTGATTGGATTTTATGGTGAATTGATAAAAAAATTGAAAAAAAATTGATTTATTTTTGTTTGATATTTGTTATATTTAAATAAAGTTGTATATTGCAGAGTCAAACAATTAAAAAACATAAAAAAAAACAAAATGGAAAATAACGAAATTTTATTAAACATTAAACAAAAAGCATTGAACGGAGAAATTGTTGACTGCGATTTTGATTTTGAAAATGACGTGAATGTATGGTTTCATAAAAAATGGGGACATCCTGAATTTGTGTTGGAATTAAATGGTAAAGTAATTAAATCTTGTAAAACATGGAATCCAATAGCGAAAAAATTATTGGCATTAATTAATAAATAAAAATGGAAAAGAAAACAACAACGAAAAAGTTTTTAAAATCAAAAACAACACGAAAAGAAATTTTGAATTTTATTGCTAGTAATGGAATAAATCAATATTGTATTTTTGAATCATCTCTTTATTACGAAATAGATTATAAATAAATAAAAATGGAAAAGAAAAAAACAACTAAAAAAACAATGTCATTCGTTGACAAAGTTATTTCGATTCAATCGGAATTGAAAGCACCAAAGAATCAATTCAATTCTTTTGGCAAATACAAATATCGCTCTTTAGAGGATATACAAACCGCATTAAAACCGCATTTGGCGAAACATGGTTTGTTCATGACGTTCAATGATGAAATCGTTGAATTGGGCGGTGTTATATTTGTTGAATCAACGTGCATGGTGACCGATGGAAAAGATAAATTGGAAACGAAAGCACAAGCCGGAATTGATCCGGCGAAAAAGGGAATGGATTTGGCACAATGTTTTGGTTCATCATCATCCTATTCACGAAAATATTCATGCGGTGCAATGTGGTTAATCGATGACCAAAAAGATAGTGACGCATTACCGCCACAACCGAAAAAAACATCAAAATCCGAACCGAAAAAAACATCAAAATCGTTGAATGATGCACAATTTATTCGAATGTGTGGTGCAATTCAAAAAGGTGATTTTACAATCGAAACCGCACAAAAGGATTATGCATTGACTGATAAACAAATTGTTGAACTTAAAAACATTGAATTATGAAAAAGCATAATTGGTTAATTAGACCATCACAACTTGGTGCGTTAATGAAAAAAGGTCAAGGAAAAAACGAATTCGGCGAAAAAAACGAATTCGGCGAAACGGCAATGGGATTAATACGTGAAACGGTGCGATTCCATAAATACGGAACACAACCGGAAATCGTTTCATCGGAATATTTGGAAAAAGGAATCCTGAATGAACGTGAGGGAATGCAATTGGCAAAAGATGTTTTCGAATGGGATATCGACATTGATGCACCAAAGGTTCGTTTGTTCAATGACTACATGACCGGCGAACCGGATGTTAATCAAAGCATATTAGCAGACATTAAATGTTCATTCAATTCCAAAACATTTGACAAAGTATTTTTTAATAAGGTAGTGAAAAATAAAGATTACAAATTTCAAATGAATGCGTACATGATGTTGGCAAAAAAAGACCAATGCGAGTTGGTGTACTGTTTGACATCTACACCGGATCATATCATTCAGGACAAAATTCAAAAGGTCACATATCAACTTTTAAAGCAACCAAAATACCGAAATAACGGAATGGAAGATGCGTTTTCAATGGCGGAACATGATGCGGAAACAATGATTTTATCACAACATAAATTCGAGAAAATACCAAAAGCCAAACGCGTCAAAAGGTTCATAATCGAACGCGATGATGAAATGATTGAACAAATTTGCGAACGAATTGAAAAGGCAAGAGAATTATTTGATGAAATGTTTGAACAAATTTAAAGCAATATGAACGATTATTTGATTCATTATGTAGTCTATAAGCACGACAAGGTATTAAAGCCGTTAAAAACGCTTAAAATGACAATTAAGGCATATTGTAAGGCAAACGCAAAAGAACAATTTCCGTATTGGAACGGATTAATCAAAAAAATTGAACGATTATGAGTGAATTTGATTTATTTGGAAAGCCAATTATAAAAGATGTTTTATTGCGTGATAAATTCATTGAACCTCCTTTTAGTATTTTAGACACAAAAACCGGAAATTGGTCAAGACGAAAAAAACAATGGAAAAATATCGGGATAAAATCAGAAATTGGACGAAATGTTGAAGTAATAGAAGATTCGTTTAATTCTGAAAAATATGGAAGAACTACAAGTATAAACCAAACATCTATTTTTGATCCGGCATTGTGTGAAATAATGTACAATTGGTTTTGTCCTGAAAATGGTGAAATATTAGATTGTTTTGCAGGTGGTTCGGTTCGTGGAATTGTAGCAAATAAACTTGGTTATAATTATACCGGCATTGATATAAGACTTGAGCAAATTGAATCAAATCGTGAACAGGCATTAGAAATTTTGCCGGTTGCAAATCAACCGAATTGGTATGTTGGTGATTCAAATGTTGTTTTAAATGATTTTAATAAAAAATTTGATATGTTGTTCAGTTGTCCGCCTTATTCAGATTTAGAGGTTTATTCCGATTTAAATGGCGATATTTCAAATATGTCATATATTGAATTTATGAAATCGTATAAACAAATAATTGAAAAAAGTTGTAATTTATTAAAATCGGGTTCGTTTGCGTGTTTTGTTGTTGGAGAAGTTAGGGATAAAAAAGGAAATTATATTGGTTTTGTTCCTGATACCATAAATGCTTTTTTAGAATGCGGAATGAATTTTTATAATGAAGCGATTTTATTAGACCAATTAGGAACGGCTTGTATGAGGGCAAATGGGCAATTCAGTTCAGGTAAAAAATTAGTGAAAGTGCATCAAAATATTTTGATTTTTAAAAAACCTTAATAATAAAAAGTAAACAATTAATAAATAAATAAATATGCAAGTACAAGGTACAATTTACAAAGTGGGCGAAGTCCAAAAGATTAGTGAAAAATTTCAGA